GAACTAGTAAAAAACGAAAAACTAGGATTCTCTATTGAAGGTTTTCTAGGAATGAAATTAAGCAAACACTTAAACAAATATACAATGAAATTACCAGACGGAGAACACCGCATCGAAGACAAGATTTACGTTGTCAAAGATGGCGAAGTAATCGAAATTAAAGAAGTAGAAAAAGAAGAAGTCGAAATGGCAGACGAAAAAACTACAGAAGAAGAAGTAGTAAAAGAAGAAGTTGCTATGGAAGAAGTCGTAGAAGAAAAGAAAGAAGAAGTTAAAGAAGAAGTCAAAGAAGAAATGGCTATTGATCCAGCAATGGACACCGAAGCTATTTTAGCTATCGTTAAACCAGTTATCGAAGAAAACGTTAACGCGGTTATTGCAATGATTGCAGACTTGAAAAACCAAATGGAAGAACTTCTAGTTAAAGAAGAAGAAGCAGAAGACATGGAAATGGCTAAAGACGTTAAGATGTCCGCTTTCGACAAATTCAAAGCGTTTCGCGCATTCAATAAGTAACAATTTAAAAACAAATAAAAACAAATAACAATGATTAGAAATTTAAAATTTGACCTTGACGTAGATACTAACGCGTTATTGTGTCCAAACCCAGACGAGTTTTACGGGAAAGCGTATTTAACAGAAGACATCGCAGACAATTACAGAACGTTGCCTGGCATCAAATCTGCTACGAAATTAGCTAACGTTACTTTCGGAAACTTATTAGCGCCTTCAACGTGTAACTTTGCAGCGCCTACAGACAACCTAGACGCAATCACAATTGACGTTTGTGCGTTATCTGCAATGTCTCAAATTTGCCAGTTCGAATTAGAGCAGTCTTTCTTGGCTTTGCAAATGGCTCAAGGTTCTAACGGAGACTTTAGCGTAGCTTCTTTCATGTCTTACTACTGGAATGAAATGGCTGGACGTATCGGTAACGACTTAGAGTTAATCCGTTGGCAAGGTGACACAGAAAGCACAGACCCAGTTCTTTCTTTGTGTGATGGTTACTTGAAAAAATTGTGTGCAGACGCAGACGTAGTAGGTTTATACGCTGCTGCAATTACAAGCTCTAACGTATTGGCTCAAATGACTGCTGTACTTCAAGCGTCACCAGCTGCAGTTCAATCAAAACGTGCTGACCTTCGTTTGTTCGTTTCTTCTGACGTATTCGTTAATTACCAAATCGCTGCGGCTTCTGGTAACACTTTGACTTACGTTACTGCACCTTTAGCGCCTACGTTCTTAGGAATTAAAATCGTTCTTGCAGAAGGTATGCCAGCTTCAACTATGGTATTAGCTTTGAAAACAGACCTTATTTATGCATTCGATGCAGAAGGAGACGCTAAAGCATTGAAAGCTGTTAATCTTGCTGACTCAGTAGCTGAGCCTTACATCCGTACACGTGCTAACTTGAAAGCTGGTTTCGCTTACACTAACCCTAGCCAGATTGTAGTTTATAACGTTTGTTTCGACTAGTCAATAAACAACTAAAATAACGGGGGTGGGTAATGCGCCCGCCCCTTTTTTTTAACTTTAAAATATAGAAAATATGGCTGCATGTAGCACACTTCAAGAAATCCTTAAGGGATGCGACCCAAACAGCGGGGGTATATATACGCTATTAATTAACCAACAAGACAACATCGGTAACATCGTAGTAGATGAAACTGGTACAAACTGGGAAGTAACATCTATCCCACACACCGAGCCTTTCGTGGCTTTGGAGTTCAAACGTAATACTGGTAACTTTACAGAAGAAGGCGCTATTGACTTAGTTAACGGGTCGTCTTATGTTACTCAAACAATTAACTTAATGTTCCACAGACGCGACCAAGAAAAAAGCAAAGCTATTAAAATCTTAGGCGCTGGACAACAATACCTTACAGCTGTAGTAGGTGACGCAAACGGAAAGTATTGGTATTTCCCTTTCTTGCAAGTTACTGCATACGGAGAAGGTTCGGGAACTGCTAGAGCAGACGGATCTAAATACTCTTTAGTTCTTACAGCTGAAAACGAAAGTTTAGCTTACGAAGTAGACCCTACTATTATTGCTGGTCTTACGGCTTAATTGGTTTTAGTTACATTCTAGAAACGTAACACTTATAACAACCCTACCTAATCTGGTGGGGTTTGTTGTTTTATGAACATTTGCTTTTTAACTTTTAATATAGTTATGATTTACATTGAAAAAGGACAAGTTAATACGTTTGCTTTGACGCTGTCAGAAGTAACAACGTTAGTAGACCCCTTTTATTTATTCGTTTTTGAAGACGAATTTAACACGGCTGTCGATCCGATATATTGGATAGGCGCAGACACGTCTAGTTACCCTTATAGATACAACCTATTTACGTTAGAAGAAGGCGTAGACTTAGATTTATTGAAAGGTCAATACACCTATAAAGTGTTTGAAAGCCTAACAGACATAGTAATAGACGAAAACACGAATACAGAAGAACTTAATTTAATCGAAGAAGGGCGCATGGTGGTAAGCGGTGTAGCTGTTTCTTCTATATATGAATAAAATATGGGAATTTTTGACAGATTTAAACAACAAAAACCAGAAGTAGTAGAAGGCTATCAGTCATTTAGTACGCCTTTCGGTAAGATAGGCAACGCTAACTTGTCGCTACCTTACGTTAACGGACGTTACCAAGTGTCTGGTTACATTCCATTTGGTCAAGATAACCTATTCCCCGAAACACTTAACCAGCTTTATTTTACTAGCCCACTTCATGGGGCAATTGTGGACTTTAAAGTTAACGCTACTATAGGCGCTGGCTACCAATTAAAGACGGACAAGTTAACGCCAGACGAAAAGCTAGATATTTACACGTGGGAAAAGAAAATGAAACTAGCTAAGTCGGTTAGACTAGTGGCTAAACAAATCGTACTCCACAACCGCGTTTATTTTATGCTACACTTTGATGAAAAGCACAAAGTAAAAAGAGTCGAAAACATTTCACCAGAAAAGGTTCGTATTAATCGCGCGAAAGATTGTTATTTTTTATGTGACGATTGGGCGTCTAGAATTGACGTAATTCCAGTTACTAAATATCACCCGTTAAATACGGACAAATGCCAGCTTTACGCTTACGAATTGCCGTCAATTGGTCAAGATTTTTATAGTTTGCCAACATATTCGAGTGCTTTAAATTTTGCGTTTTTGAGTGGCGAGTTAAGTTACTTTGCAAAATCAAACATTCAAAACTCTATTTTCCCGTCTTTTGCAATGATGTTCCCAAAACGTCCACAAAGCGAAGAGGAGAAAAAAATGCTACGCGATTCGATAGAGCGGATGAAAGGAGCTTCCAACGCGGGCAAAGGAATTGCTTTTTTCGCCAATTCACCAGACCAATTACCTAAAATCGAAAGCATCCCGACTAATTCAAACGACAAACTATTTCAAGAAGCTAGCGGACTAAACACCGAACAAATCTGTTTTGCGCATACAATCGACCCTATCTTAATGGGTGTGCGTACAACTGGATCACTAGGTAACGGCGCAGACATTAAACAAGCCTATATTATTTTTGAAAAAAATGTAGTTATTCCTTTGCGTGAAATGGTAGAAGAAGTCTTTACAGAATTGCTTTTAATCTGCAAACAAAAAGCTGACTTTACTATTAAGAATTTCCAAATAATTAATGAAACTATTGTAGAAGTAGAAGGTGACGCTAGTAAAACACAAGACGCGCTTAATGCAATGAGTCCACTAGTAGCGACAAAGGTACTTAATACAATGACAACTAACGAAGTTCGCGCCCTTGCAAGTTTAGCACCTATCGAAGGTGGCGACGTAGTACCAAGTTCAACGCCAACAACTATTTAAGATGCTATACTTTATAACAGAAACATATTTAAAGACGAACACACCTATTACGGCAAACGTAGACGTAACAGACGTAACGCCGTACATTAAAACACAAGCGGATTTAAGAGTACAACCGATTCTAGGTAGTGTCTTTTATAACTACTTACTAGACGCGTACAATACGCAAACGTTAAACCCAGACGAAGAAACGCTAGTAGGTTTTATACAACCAGTAGTGGCGTGGCGTTCTGCAGAAGACGCAGTTTTCGGACTATCTTACCAGCTTAAAAACAAAGGTCTTCAAACTCAAAACGGCGACTTTTCAAATAGTGTAAGTCGTACAGAAGTAGTTTTCGGAATGGAACATTTCGCACAAAAGGCGTCTTTCTTTGAAGCTAGATTAATTAAATACCTATTAGCTAACAAAAACTTATTTCCAGAGTTCACTAGTCAAGAAAACCGCGACACGGATTTACGCCCACAAATAGAAATGTGCGATTGTGTAGGAACTTGTTACGGACGTTGTGGTCAGCGCTACAATGACAACGGATATAATAATGCTATAATGGTATTTTAATGAAGTCTAAGCTATCTATTTTTCTATTGTCGGCGTTCGCTATTCTTTCGCCTATTAAGCCTCTTATTTTAGTTGCTGTTTTATCTATTATTTTAGATACGGCTTTCGGTATCTGGCGAAGCGTTAAAAAGTCTGGCTGGACTTCTATTCGTTCAAGACGTTTAAGCCACACAATTAGTAAGTCTTTACTTTATTCGGGCGCTATTGTGTTCATTTTCTTAATGGAAAAGTACGTAGTTTCAGACATTCTAGGGCATTTTATTGCTATTGACTTAGTATTAACTAAAGCGTTTACTTTCTTTTGTGTCATTACAGAAGTTAAAAGCATTAACGAAAGCTACTTTAGTGTAACTGGCGTAAATGTTTGGGACAAGTTTATAAATTTTGTTAAACGATCTAAAGAAAATTTCGACGAACTAAGATGAAAAAACTAGACATACAAGCTATTAAACAAGTACGTTTAAAAGACAATCAGTATTTTGCTGAAAGTTCACCTAAAACTCAAATCTATTTACACCACACGGCGGGAAATGGAAATGCAGAAGGGGTTTCTAGATATTGGAATGGTAACGACAGCCGAATAGCTACGGCTTTTATCATTGGTGAAAACGGAACTATCGTACAATGTTTTTCATCTAAACATTGGGCGTGGCATTTAGGAATAGACCAAGAAGACTTTGCACGTAATGGCGCTAAGTATTCAAACTTAAATAAACTTTCTGTAGGTATCGAGGTTTGTAATTGGGGTTATCTTAAAAAGAAAGGTGACAAGTATTATAACTATGCTGGCGGTGTAGTTAATCCGTCTTACGTTACTGAACTAGAAACACCTTACAAGGGTTATAAATATTGGTATAAATACAGCGACGCACAAATAGAGTCTTTACGTCAGTTAGTCGAATACCTTTGCGAAACTTACGACATTCCAAAAGACTACAGAAGCGAAATTTGGGCTATTGACAAAGAAGCGTTTAAAGGGACTAAAGGAATATTTACACATAACTCGGTTCGTAAAGATAAAAGCGACATGTACCCAGACCCCCGCGTTATTAAAATGCTCCAAAACCTATAACACATGAGGGTTTCAATTATAATTCTGTCGCTAATTTCTACTATATTTGCGACAAGTTGCAGCGTGAACTATCATTTACGCAAGGCAATTAAAAAAGGCTATAGCTGCGACGTGGATAGTGACACAATTACTATTTCATCTATTGACTCGATTCCGTACGTTTTAAGAGACTCTATTTTCTGGGAAAGGATAGTAGTCCAAAAAGATACAATAGTTCGTTATAAGCGTTCCTACGTGCCTAAAACGCGGTTTGAGACTAAGATTGAATATAAGTACAAAACAAAAGTCCTAAAATCGGACGTTGAAAAGATAAAATATAAAAATAAATACATAACAAAGACAAAAATTAATTGGTTATTTGTTATTATTGCATTCGTTTTAGGATTCCTTACAAGGTTATCTTTTAGTGAAACCTTTAGAAGTAGGTTAAAACTTCTACCTAAACTTTTCAAATGAATAAAAACAAAGGCGGGCGCCCAGTAGTAAGCAAAGGCGTTCCACGTGTGCGGTTGAGTCCGCAAGAATTCGACCTAATTAAACAATATCGTGCTATAAAGGACAAGTCTAACGAAATGGGACTTAATGAAAACGATGTTAAGCACGGCTGGATAAAAACAAAAGACGCTAGTTTGTTCTTTGCTAACCCAAGTTTTAACGCTGGTAAAGAATTAGACCTAGACTTTAGTAAGCTACTAGAAAACGCGCCTAAAATAAACACGGAAAAAGTAAAGAAAAAAGAGTATAGCGGTGAATTTGACAAGTTAGTATTTACAGATGTACATATAGGTATGGACGCTAGCGACAAAGGTCGTAGTTTATACCCGTCCGAATGGAATGAAGACATACTTTTCGAGCGTTTGTCTAAAATGATAGACTACACACTAGCTAAACAGAATAGCAACGTACTTTATATATTAGATTTAGGCGACTATTTAGACGGCTTTAACGGACAAACTACACGTGGCGGTCATTCGTTACCACAAAACATGAGTAACCAGAAAGCGTTCGACGTTGGTTTTTTATTTAAGACTTTATTAATTACCCAGCTTTCGCCGTTCTACGAAAAAATCTACGTTAGAAATATCTGTAACGATAACCATAGCGGCGACTTTTCCTACTTTGTTAATCAGTTCTTTAAAACGTATGTCGAACGGGATTTAAAAAACGTCTTAGTAACTAACCAGACTTTGTTTATTGATCATGAAATAATAGGCAATAAATGTTTTGTAACGACACACGGAAAAGATACGCATAACATGAAGTTCGGTTTTAAAACTAAGATTGACCCTAACCAAATCAATAGAATACTAGGGTATCTAAATACGAACCAACTATTGAACAAAGGCTACGAAATAATCTTTGAAAAAGGCGACAGCCATTTATACTTATTCGATAGCTCTAGTAGTGACGTGTTTAAGTATTACAATTACCCAGCATTTAGCCCGTCTTCTAACTGGGTGGCTATGAATTTCCAGCTAGGTAAAAGCGGTTTTATACATTTTAACTACGATTTAGAACAAAAGAGTATAAACGAGTTCTTTTTTTAGTGTATATTTGAACTTTCATAATAGGTTTTTAAGAATTAGGGTTAGCAGTTGAAAGCGTTAGCCCTTTTTTTATGTCACATAAACTGGACGTAATCGGTTTAATGCCGTTTATGCGCATTGTTTTTAGCAATTTATCAGTCTATAGCCTTAAAAACATTAAGTATTTTTCAGCTTATAGCCTTATAATTAACCGAATTTCTCTTACATTAATACCTTTTAAGTATAAAAAAAGGTTCTAAAACGATGACTTTTTGGCGAGCGCGTTCTAGAACCTTGAATAGGTAATTTACAAATACTCTACAAATATAGTAGAATAAAGGAAATTAAAAATAAATGTAAAAAACTTTAAAAAAAATGTTTAAAAAGTTTGGTAGTTCGGATTTAGTATTTATATTTGCATATAATTAATTCACAAACACACAAAAAAAACAAGTTATGAAAACGAAAAAAGAAATGAACGAAATTATTTTAAAAGAGTTGAACGACTTATGGAATGAGTACGAGCAATTCAATGAAGTTTTAGGCGCAGATCACGAAGCTACTCAAAGAGCTGCTACACGTTGGGCGTCAATTAATGAACTAGTAATAAAATTAGGACTATGAAAAATATAAACTTACAAGAATCATTTGGCGACATCTGCGCGGGTATAGTTATTTTAATCGTAATTAGTTTAGCTGTAATTAGACCTTATGGCGCTGAAAACACGAACGAAGTAAAACAAGAAGTAACAGAAAAAGCCGTTAAGCAAAGCAAAGTTTTAGAAAAGTACGGCGAATTAATAACTAAAAACTTTTAACAATGTTTGATATTTTAGAATGTGAACTAGACGTATATACGTTAAATTTATCCTATAGCTATAATGAATTTATTTACGACGTTGTCTGTGACTTTGACTGGTTAGACAAAGAATATAACGGGTCTATGTTAGACTTTACTTTAAAACCAATTAAAGGAACGTATTTTAGTGGCGAAGTAGGTAACGACGAAGAAGGCGAAATAGAAATAACGCCAGCTTATTCTGAATGGCTTTTAGAAATGGTAAGAGAATATAGAAAAAAACACATTTATTTTATGTGTGAAGAAGAAGAAAACGAACGAAGAAAATTAGATTTAAACGTAGAAGACGATAACCCTCAAAACTGGCATTACTATGGTATTTAGACTGCAACGTATGGTAAGGTTCTGGACGACCAAAACCACACACGAACACGTAAGAGGTTCTTTTAACGAAGACCTTTACAGAAGAATTTGTGAAATTAAATTTACTCAGAACTTATGACACCAAAAGAAAAAGCAAAAGAGTTAGTTACTAATATGCAAATTGAACACGATACAGAAAAACGATGTTATTATTTTCATATGTCGTTAGAAAGTGCAAAGCGAAGTTCATTAATTGCAGTTGATGATATAATAAATTTTATTGAAGATGAAAGAAAGGGCTTTAATTGGAAAACATATTATAAAGAAGTTAAACAAGAAATAGAAAAGCTATGAAATACAAACTAGTTTATTACAGCGGTTCGAATGTTATTCACAGCTGGACTTTTGACAACAAAGCACTTTGTAATTGGAAAAAAAAGGAACTAAGGTCTAGAGGTCTTTGTTTATTAGGTAATTTTAGAATTGAAAAAGCATGAACGAAAATAAATATTTTTTAATTGAATGTGAATGGAAATTATATGAATGCGCTTATGAATTGTGTAAAATTTTTAAAAAACAAGGCTGGTTTTATAGTGTAAACATTACAAAAAACGCAGAAGAATTTGAAGTAAAAGAAGTAACTAAAGAAGAATTTTACAATAATATACATTTTTAAGATGAACGACAAAATAATAGAATTAATCCGAGTTTTCATTGATCGCGACGGATTAAACACACCAAACAGAAAGCGCCAACAGATTTACAAAAAGGCGTATTTACAACACAAGCTAAAAGAATGCGGACTAACTTACAAGGCTATAGCTGAAATGTTTAACATGACGCACGCCAGCGCTATACATAACATTAAAACGCACTACATTTTAGTACAATACCATAAAAACGAATACGAAGCCTATATTTACGAATATTTAGAAACTCTAGACGGCTATAAAGTAGAACCGAAAACACGGAATTTAATAGAAGACATTAACAATTGCGCTAATTTATACCAGTTAAATAGAGT